ATAAAGAAAGAATGATGATGATGCCTGCTTCAAGTAAAAATTGGCACCATTCAGCATTTGCAGGTGGTTATACTAACCATGTTTTACGTGTGTATGATTGTGCAAATTCGTTATATAAAACGTGGAAATCAATGGGTGGTGATATATCCACATATACTGTTGAAGAAATGCATTTCGCCGCTTTATTCCATGATTTAGGCAAGATGGGTCAACAAGAAGGCGAGTACTATCAACCAAATGACTCACAATGGCATATGGATAAATTAGGCCAAATGTATAAGTTTAACACTGACATTCCAGCTATGAAAGTCCCAGAACGTTCATTATTTATATTACAGGAAATTGGATGTAAAGTAACTCAAAATGAATTTATTACAATTAAAATTCATGATGGTTTGTATGATGAGTCAAATAAATTTTACTTTATGTCTGGTCAAAAAGAAACTAGACTAAGAACACACTTACCTTTATTAATGCATCAAGCAGATCATATGGCTGCTCAAATCGAATTTGAGTTGTGGAATAATTCAGCTAATCCTTCTTCTAAACCAGCAAACGCTACTAAAGGTGATAAAACGCTTAGAGCAGCTAAAAAAGTAAATACACAAAATAACCCAAAATTAGCGTCAGCAACATTAGATGTTATAGATTCATTTTTTAAAGATTAATTATGTTAACACTTAGTATTATATTAACAGTAATATTTATTACTTCTTTTTTTATCATTAGAAATTTATTAAAACAAATAGAAAAATTAGAAGATATTCAAAAAGAATATGAAGATTTTATTACAAAACAAAGTGAAGCTATTAATTCTTGTAATGTAAGATTAAAAGAAATAGATGATAGAGGTATATTTAAATCAGATGATGAAATAGGTTGGTTTTGGGATGAAATAAAAAAAATACAAGAAGCTCTAAACGAGTTTACCCTTAAATAAAAATTAGTAAAAACCACATGTCAAAACTTAAGTATGCCCCTAAGCCCCCTCCAGAACCAGTAGTTATTGAATCTTCTGAATCAGGACCTAAAAAACGAGGAAGAAAAAGAACCAAAAAACAATATTTTACACCAGACACAGACGCAGCTATAAAAGAATACTTAGCTTCATCTAATCAAGATGAACGAGATACTATTTTTGCAAGAAGAATACATTATCCTTTCTACAAATTAGCTGAAAATTTAATCCATACATTTAAATTTTATTATACAGAAGTAGATGATTTAGAAGACTTAAAACATGAAGTAATTTGTTTTCTTTTAGAAAAATTAGATTATTTTAAACCAGAAAAAGGAACTAAAGCATTTAGTTATTTTTCAATTGTAGGTAAAAATTACCTTATATTATATAATAACAACAATTATAAAAAGAAAAAACAAAAAGCAGATCCTTTAGCGGCAGATGAAGACGAAGGAGTATTACGTCAATTAGGTAGAGATGAACGTAAACAAGAAATTAAAGATTTTATAGATTATTTTACAGAATATATTGATAAATATATGTTTACTATGTTTAAAAAAGATAAAGATAGAAAAGTATGTGATGCTATAAATGTACTTTTTAAACGTAGAGAAAATTTAGAAATTTTTAATAAAAAAGCACTTTATATCTATATACGTGAAATGACGGAAGTAGATACTCCTGTTATCACTAAAGTAACAAAAATACTTAAAAAACAGTATAAAAAATTATATATAGAATATAATGAAACAGGGTATGTAAAAGTCTAAAAATTCCATATTTATAATAAAACAATATGGATTCATTAAACCAAATATTATTCGATGATAAATCCTTTGGAGATTTATTAAAAGAAATTCACGGTAACCAAAAGAAAAAAGCTAAACAACTTGCATCTTTAATAGCGGAATTACGTCCTTTAGTTCAATCTTTAGGTGATGCTACTGTAGTAGTTCCTTTAATTAAAGAATATATGGAAATCAGTGTTAAAAATGATGATCAATTAATTAAGATGGCGGCTATTGTACAACGTTTATCTTCAGGCGCATCTAATTCAGGAGATAGTGGATTATTGACATCTGAAGAAATGGATCAATTAATGGATGTAGCTGAGGAAATTGCAAAAACCGTTGAGAAACCTAAACAAATAGAATCTCCTAAAGAATAATAAATGGATTATACACCAGCAAGAGTTCAAAGTGTTATTTATGATGAGTCTCATCCTCAATATGGGGGAGAAGCTACTATAGGTAGTATAACATATACTCTTATAGACCAAACTATTGTATATAATGATTTTTTAAAACAGACTAGAGCAAAACCACAAACTTATAATATATCTCATTATCCCGTACCTCAAGAAATTGTCTTAATAACAGGTTGTCCTAAAGATGATTTTTTAGATAGTGGAAAGTTTGAAGCTTGTTATATAGGACCTATTAATATTTTTAATAATCCTTCTTCAAACGGAATACCTACTATATTAGATGAAAATGGAGAATATTATGAGGGAAATTATTTTATAGGAGATAGATTATCAAAAATAAGACCTTTAAGACCTTATGAAGGAGATATAACTTTTGAAGGTAGATATGGGCAATCAATAAGATTTGGATCGACAATAGATAATACAAAAGCAGAACCTAATAGTTGGAGTAACACAGGTAAAATAGGAGATCCTATTGTAATTATAAGTAATGGACAAAAAATAGATTTTGATGAAGATTCAACTAAATTAATTATAGAAGATATAAATGAAGATCCTTCAAGTATTTATTTATGTTCAAATCAACAAATTTCAAATTTTAAACCAGCATCTACCTATGATGCTTCTTATGGAAAAGATATATTTACAAATAATCAAGGTGAAGAAATAAACCATAGTAATAATGATATGGAATCAAATATGGAAGAAGACATATCATTAAATACAGCAGATCCTTTACCAGCAAATGAATTAATAAAAACAGAAGAATTAGCACAACTTTCTAGTGGAGAAACAGAAGTAACTCATTATGATAACTCCCCTACAGAAGAACAAGCAATAACAACTGATAATAATGATAATCTCTCATCCAATTATGAGGTTCCAAATTCTCAGTCAGGTAACCTTAACCAAGAATTAGGATAAAATGGCAAAATTTACAATAAAACATAATATAATAAGTAATAAAGCAAATGAATTAAATATAAATAATTTTCCTGGAGTAGACAATGAAAAAGATCCTTGTTTAACCTATGATTATATAATAAATAATTTACAATTATTACATCAAAATTGTATAACTCCCTTAATGGAAGCTTTTGATGGAAATATAGCTATCACTTCTGCTTATAGATGTATGGAATTAAATAGAGCTATTGGGGGTAATAATAATTCTCAACATATTAGAGGAAACGCAGTAGATATAATTAGTTTAAAATATGATTCATCTTTAATATGGAATTGGTGTTTTCAAAATTTACCTTCATGGCATCAATTAATATGGGAATATCCTGAAAAAAGTACATATAATAATAATTCTAATTTTTCTTGGGTTCATATTTCGTGGATTGAAGGAAATAATCCTAAAACAACTTCTGTATCTTCTACAAGACCTGATATTCATGAAATGTATCAAGCTGAAAAAACAAAAAAAGTAGGAAACTACACACATAATATAATGTTAGCAGATCAAAATTTAATATAATGGCCTATCTCCCTCTATCCCCAGACACATATCAAGGAAATCAAGTTCTACTAAACTCAGACAGATTATTATTTAATGCTAAAACAGATAGTATTTTATTGTTTTCAAAAGAAGCTATTGGATTTAGCACAGAAGGAAGCTTTCATTTTGATACAAGTTCTGATAGTAGTAAAAGTAAATTTATTATAAATTCTCCAAAAATCTATTTAGGTTTAGAATTTAATAATGACTTACCAGAACAACCAGCGGTATTAGCAGATGATTTAATTTTATCTTTAACAGAAATATTAGATTTAATATCAAAAATATATTTAGATATAGCTTCTAATGTTTCTTTTTTATCTACTTCGGCAGGAACTCCAACAGGAGTACATACTAGCAATTTTGATTTAATGTTAAAAAGAAATAGAAAAATAGAAAAAGTAAAAGCTAGTCTTCAAGATATAAAAAGTAAAAAAGTTAAATTAGTATAAAATGTCTACAATACAAGCAAGAAATATTTTAAATAACCAAATTGATAGGTTAATAGAAAAAGCTAAAGAAGAAATCAAAAATGAAGGTAGAAAAAAAATTGAAGAATTAAAATCTAAAATTCCTACTCCCCAAGAATTAGCAAAAAAACTACTAACGGATATTAACGCAGATACTTGTAGTCCTAAGGGAAATGAAAAATTTATGAGAATTTACAATAGTATCATAAGTAAAATTGATCCTTTAGAAAAAGTTTTAAATACAGCTTTAGAAAAAATAGAAGGTGTAGAAAACACAATTAAACCTATAGTAGAAGAATCAGGACCTATAGGCAAATTAAAGGCATTAATGGAAATAATAAATCCAATAGTCCAAACATTAAATATAATCATTTTAGCAGCACCCGCTTTATTTGCAGCTAATTCAGGTCCTACTGGTACAGGAACAGTGCAAGATCAAATTACTCTAAAAAGAGATAAAGCTTATTCTAAAGTTAGAGAATATAGTATGTTAATTTCAATGATTTCTCTTTTAATTACTTTTTATGCTAATGAAGCCCAAAAAGTATTTATACCTATTAATTTATTAAAAAATAAACTAAAATTTATTAAAGAAGAAATAATCAAAATAAAAGCATATTTATTTGCTCTTTTATTACAATATCAAGGAGGATGTACAGTATTTTTAGATGCTCAAAATAACTCAAATCCAAACCCACCAATAGGCCCTCAACCACCAGATGGACCAACTCCTTTAGAAGAGTACCTAGCACAAATACAAGAACATTATAATGATGTATATCAACAATTACAAACAGCAGGAAACACACAAGCAACTGAAATAATATCAGCTATAAATGAAGATACTTTTGAAAAACTTTATAATATTAGCTTTAAAACAAAAAATATAACATAATTTAAAAACTTTTTATATTTATAATAAACCTAAACAAACATGAAAGCAAAAACTTTTGAAAATTTACTTAGAAAAATAGTAAGAGAAGAAATAGATTATGCGTTACGTAGAGAAATTAAAACTCTTAAAGAAGACTTACGTGATGAATTAAAACCTACAATTATAGAACATACAGAAAAACCAGTAGAAATCTCTAATAATTCAATACCTGAAAATTTAAAAACATCTTTAAGAGAAAAAATTATGGGCAATACACCTATAAAACAATCTCCTAAACATAACTTTACAGGAGATAGTGCTTTAAATGATTTATTAAATGAAACAGCAAGAGGAGACACTAATTTAGATTCAACTATGCCTTCAGTACAAGATCCTTTTAAAGCAGCAGGAGTATTACCAACAGAAGCAATGCCAGATCCTATAGCAAAAGCAGTAAATAGAGATTATAGAGATTTAATGAAAGCAATAAGTGGTAAAAAAGATAAATAAAACATAGAATGGCAATAATAACAGGTAAAAGAAAAAATATTCTTGATATTAACGAAGATGTTACTATTGGAGTTGGCTTTCCATTAAATGAAATTAATTTATTTAAAGGTACAAAAACTACTCATGAACAAACAAAAGCTAATCTTCTTAATCTTGTTATGACTAACCAAGGAGAAAGAGTAAATTTACCTAATTACGGTATAGGATTAAAAAATCTTTTATTTGAACAAACTATAAATGAAGATAGATTAGAAGAAACAATTAGAAGACAAGTAGGTTTATATATCCCCTCAGTAAGAATTGATAATGTAAATGCAGAAAGAGATATAAATAATCAAACATTGTACGTACAAATAAGTTATACTTATTTACTTGATAATAGTACTAATAATATACAAATAAATTTTAACTAATGGCTTACAATAAAGTATCAAATAAAACACAAAATAAAGATGTAAATTATTTAAGTAAAGATTTTAATTCATTTAGAGATCAACTAATAGAATTTACAAGAGTATATTTTCCTAATCATTTTAATGATTTTAGTGAGGGAAATCCAGGAATGATGTTTTTAGAAATGGCCTCTTATGTGGGTGATGTATTATCATTTTACACAGATAACCAAATACAAGAAAATTTCTTAACTTTAGCTCAAGATAAAGAAAACCTATACAATTTAGCTTATGCTATGGGTTATAAACCAAAAACAACATCAGCAGCTAGTGTAAATTTAACACTTACTCATTTAGTACCATCAAAAACAGTAGGATCTCCTACTACATATAAACCTGACTATGATTATGCTTTAAATATAAAATCAAATTCTACATTTATATCTAATGAAGGAGCAACATTTTACTTAGAACAAGATTGTAATTTTAATGTATCTTCTTCTTTTAGTCCTTTAACAACAAGTATATTTCAATATGATGGTTCAGGTAATCCTGAATATTATTTATTAGAAAAAAAAGTTAAAGCAATTTCAGGTTTTACTAAAACTCAAAAATTTACTATAGGTTCAGCTGAAAGATTTAGAAATATTACACTATTTGATACTAATATTATATCAATAGAATCAATAATAGATTCAGATGGTAATGAATATTATGAAGTTCCTTATTTAGCTCAAGACACTATATTTGAAGAAGTTACAAATACTGCAGCTAATGATCCTGAATTATATGCCTATAATAATCAAACACCCTATCTTTTAAAACTAAAACAAGTACCTAGAAGATTTATAAGCAGAGTAAAACCAAATAACCGTACAGAAATACAATTTGGAGCAGGTATAAGTGACAAAGCAGATGAACAAATTATTCCAAACCCAGATAATATAGGTTTAGGAATTAGAGATGGAAGAAGTAAATTAGATATAGCTTATGATCCTTCAAATTTTTTATATACTAGAGCTTACGGTCAAGCACCCTCAAATACAACATTAACTGTAACTTATGTAGTAGGAGGAGGAATAGGGGCAAATGTAAATAGTAATACAATAACAGAATTAGGAACTGTTTTAAGAGACATAAATGTAGGACTAAATAGTGGAATGCGTAGTTTTGTTATATCTTCTCTTGCTAGTAATAATTTAGAACCTGCAAGAGGGGGTGGTGGAGGTGAAACTCTTGAAGAAGTAAGAATGAATACAATGGCTAACTTTTCAGCCCAAAGTAGAACAGTAACTAGAGAAGATTATATAGTAAGAACTTTATCTATGCCCCCTCAATTTGGTAGTGTAGCTAAAGCATATATAGTTCAAGATGATCAAATATCACCCCTAACAACTGAACCTAATAGAATTCCTAATCCTTTAGCTTTAAATTTATATACTTTAGGATATGATCAAAACCTTCATCTAACAACCCTAAATACAGCTACTAAAACAAATTTAGCAACTTATTTAGAACAATATAGAATGTTAACAGATGCGGTTAATATTAAAAATGCATTTATTATTAATTTTGGGTTAAATTTTGAAATAACAACTTTTAAAAATTATAATAATGAAAAAGTACTATTACAATGCATTACAGAAATAAAGAATTATTTTTCTATAGATAAATGGCAAATAAATCAACCTATTATCATATCAGAAGTTAAAAACCTAATAGCAGCAGTAAATGGGGTACAAACAGTAGAAAATGTAGAATTTATTAATAAAAATAGTGAAGTATTAGGATATTCTCCTTATGGGTATCCTATGAACCAAGCAATAAGAAATGAAGTAATTTATCCTTCATTAGACCCAAGTATTTTTGAATTAAAGTACCCTAACCAAGACATTAAAGGACAAGTAACAACATATTAAAATGGCATATTATTTTTTATTCCCCGAAATAGACACAACATTATACAGTCATCCAGACAGAAAAACAATGAATACTGGTGCTGATGAAATTTTAGAAGTTACTAAAGAAAAAGGAACTACAGATGATATACACTATCCTACTAGAATTTTAGTTAAATTTAAAAATGAAGAAATAAAATCAACAATATCCAATACATTAGGACATAATAGTTTTAATAATTCCTCAACAAAGGTTAATTTACAACTAACAGCAGCAGAACCTAAAAACTTAATCCAAACATTAAATTTAAACCTATTTGCAATATCACAATCATGGGACGAAGGTACAGGTAGATATACAAATATACCTACAGGTTCAAATGGAGCGAGTTGGCAATATAGGTTTAATTCTACTGTAAGTACAGAATGGGCTACTTCTAGTTTTGCAGTTCCTACAACAGGATCAATAGCATCTACCTTAATAACTCAAGGAGGAGGAGTATGGTATACAGGTAGTGGTTTTGAATCAACACAGCAATTTTTAGTAGGAGATTCTTTAGACACAAATTTTGAAGTTACTGATATAGTAAAAAAATTCAGTGAAAGTTTATTTAATAATAACACTCACCCCACAGGAATAGAAAATAATGGATTTTTAATTAAAAAACCAGATTCTATAGAAACTAATGTTTCATTTAGTTTTGGTGAATTACAATATTTTTCAGTAGATACTCATACAATTCACCCACCAAAATTATGTTTTAAATGGGATGATAGTGTACATAATAAACAATCTTCTGCTATTTTAAATGGAGACTTAAATGTTACTTTATATAGAAATCAAGAAAAATATAATCAAAACGATGAGGCAACTTTTAGAATACATGTAAGAGACAAGTATCCAACAAGACAATTTGCATCTTCATCTAATTATTTAGATATAGGATACTTTACAACATCATCTTATTATAGTATAAGAGATGCCCACACAGAACAAGAAATTATCCCTTTTGATGATACTTTTACAAAATTAAGTGCAGACAATGAAGGAATGTACTTTAAAATATTTATGAAAGGATTACAACCTGAAAGATATTATCGTGTTTTATTTAAACATAAAAATAATGATGGTGTTAAAATATATGATGATAACTATTATTTTAAAGTTATAAGGTAATGGCTAATAAAAGTTTTAAACTTGCAAAACAAGTAATTAGTAATAAACTTTCTAATGATCTTTATGGAAAAGATTTTAAAAAACTTTCTAAATCTACCCAACCTGTAGATATAAAAAAAATTAAAGAAATATATGATAGTTTATTTTATATTTTTAATAAAAAAGGTACAAATGCCCATTCTAGTATACATGAACAAAGTTATAATTATATACACTATATTTATAATAGAGAATTAGAAAATGAATTAAACCAAAAAATAAATACTCAAAGCGAAAAAGAAGCAGAACTAAATAGACTTGAAACCTTTACACTTCCTGAACATCCTATATATTCTAATGGTTTATTTTTAATAGCAGGTGAAAATGGGGTAAAATATGAGGATATGCATACTGTGTATATTATGCAAGAAGGTAGAAGAAGAGCATTTAAAAATCGAAATACTTATTTGATGGTAAGAAGAGCAATGGGTCTTCCTGAAGATGACACAGGAAAATGGTTTCTTCTTGTTGATGAATTAAATAGTATAGATAAAGGAGCAGACATAAATAACACAAGTGATTTACTTTTAGAAGGTACAGATTTAATAGTAGAAGATGATGAAATTCAAGGTATATCAGCTACTATTACTGTTTTATTTACTTGTGATGGAAATGAAGTACAAGATCAATATAATCTTATTTTAGAAGAAGATGCAGACGCATCAGGACAATTTTATTTAGGCAATGGGGGTTGCACAATAAAATATATACATGATCCCTATTTTACTGACGCATCAGGACCTACAATGAAAACAGTAAATCTTGCTAAAGGAGAAGAAATAGAATTAACAATACCAAGACCCACAGATGGTTTAAATAATGTAGTTAGTGATCCCCAATGGGCAAATACAATAGTTGTAAACGGTGTATTACAAAATCCTTTTAATATTCCTCCCGCTATAACTTACAATGGTAATAGTATAAACAATTATTATAAAAATTGGGGTCCTGATGGAGAATACCCAGGAGTAATTTATGCAGAAGGAAGAATAAGAAGTACTGAAAGATATAACGCTCATGTAAGTATGAATTTAGGAATAGCACAAGATTTAACTACAAGATTATTTAATGGTTTACCTTCTCGTACTTACAATCCTTTAGGAGGAGAATTTTGGGATGTAGTACCTATTCCTCCAAATTTAGGTTTTGAAGAAAGTAATTATGGTACTAGAAAAATCTACCCTAACAGAACAGGTATGTGGGGATCTTTAGGCCAATCAGCCCATCTTCAAGAACATTTTAATAACATGGATTGGGGTTATTATAAAACAACTGTGCACGGTCTTAGAATATATGGGCAACCTATATTATCGATAGATGATCGTCATCTTGTTATGTTAAAAGCTTTTGCTGATCATAGTGGTCCTTTTGGGATAATCTACAGATATTTTGGCTTTTGGGATTGTACTAATAAAAAAGTAATATACTACAGAAGAAAAAAAATAGACCATGTAATAACAATGCATTATAAAGATTATTCAACAACAGTTTATAAGGTAAATTGGGGAAAATCAGGAAAAGAACACTATAACAGAATGATATTTCCTGGTCTTCAAGGTTATCAATTAAACCAATTCCAAGGAAATGGAAATCTTTATAACCCTACGGGTAATGGTGACAATTATGGAAAGGCTCCAGGAGGTTATAATTCTTACCCAAAATGGGAACAATAATTTGCTATGAGTGATTATACTAAAATAAATTTAAATAAAAAAGTGTATGGAATGTCAGATGCTTTAGAAGCATTAGATGAAGAATTTAAAGAATTTGCCCTCGACCAAAACACAGTAGAAGAATTTTTTAGCTTATATAATAAATTTTTTTATGATATGGATGAAGATACACATAAATATTTTATAGTTCAAAGTGGAAATTTAATTTATCCTTTTGGATATAAAAATCCTCTACTAACTGAAATAGAAACAGTAGAAAAAACTATAATTGAAACTAAAAAAGAAATAGATTCATTACCTAAAGAAAACTTTTTCTTAAAAAATAATCTTTTTATAATGGATAATGATTATAAAGATAATCCTACATCTAAATTACAAGAAGGGAATAATGTGTATATTATGCAATCGGGAAAAAAAAGAAAAATTAAAGATTATCAAGTTTATTTAAATATAAAAACACAACAAAGAGTAGCTATAGATGGTCAAGATTTAATAAATGATGAAGAATTTTTAATATTTATACATGGAAATACTATAAGAGACATACCTTCAGGACCTGATATAATATCAAACGATAATATTAATATAAGTAATTTAGAAATTAATATTTATCCCCAAACACTAGAAGAATACGATTTAGCTAATATGCATATAATAAACACAACAACAATAGACAGAACAGATTATGGTGGCTTATAATTCAAATAATAATTTAACGTCTACACCTGCTCAAACACCTGCAGATAGTCCATCTTCTACTACAGGAAACAATAATACAAGTGTATCCCAACAGATATATTCTATAAATGCAAATGATGCAAATCAAGGATTAATAAATGTATCATTAGCAGAGGCAGATGAAATTGGTAATGCAAATCTTTTTATCGCAGATAAAGAAATATACGAAGTAGATGATAGCATTCAAATTGAAAAAATAGATTCTAAAGTTTTAGAAAAAACTTTTGGTAGACCAGATGATTATTTAGAATTACACATATATAATAGTAGCAACCAAAAAATACACACAGAAGACAATTTCACAGACTTTGAAATACCTGAAGGACAAGATTGTGCTCCTTTAACAAAATTTATAAGAGTAAATCCTGAAAAAATACTTAAAGATAGAGGATACATAACAGGTATATTTAGATTAAAAATAAATATTTTTAAAAATAAAATATTTAATACTAATCAATTTCCTTTTAATATAAAAGAAATATCAAGTGATAGAAGAGAAATAAGATCAATAACACCTACAGCTACCAATGCTATTTTTGATCCTGCAGTTAGTGAATTTTTATCAGATTTAGAATCTTCTCTTTATTTTAAAGAATTTTCGATTAATTTAGGAAATGATAAATTAATACCTTGTATTAATGCTTTATTAAATAAAGGACCCTATAAACATGAATTAATATTAAAAACTTATCAACCACTTTCTAGAGATATTAATAATGCATTATCTTTTAAAATAGTTGAAGAAATAGTAGATCCTCTTTTTATAGAAGTTAATTTAGGAGCCCCAGAACTTGTAGAAAATATAATCCCTTTAAGAGGGCCTAATTTTCATATAGATGTTAGACAACACAATTCAATCCCTACAGATTTAAAAAATTATGACGACTTATTAAATTATAATTTAACTTCATCTTATCAACATCTATTAAATAAATTAGAAAATAACAGTGCAGAATTAAACATACAATATGATTATATAAGAAATGTCTCTGAAAGTTTAGAAGATGTAATCATACCTTATCATTTTGAGAATTTTACACATTTTAGTAGTGCTACAGAACGATTAAGAAATTTCCATTATAAGATAAAACTAATAGAAACTTATGATAAAGAAATATCAGAAATAAATTTAATAACTGGCCCCACATCAGCTTCTTTTACTACAGTAAAAGCTAAAGAAGATATAAATAAGAAAAAAGAAAATCTTATAAAAGGATTTGATGGATATGAACATTTTTTATATTATGAATCTTCTTCTTATTCATGGCCTAAAGATATTGTTAATGCTCCTGAAGGATTCTTATTAGGTAGTGATAATGTTATATTAGCTCATACAACTTCTTCAAAAGTTAAAAATTGGTTAGGAGATGAAAGATCATCTTTTGCAAATTATGGAGGACAATTATTATCTGCTTCCTTATTTGATAGACAAAATGATTATAATTTACTTAAATTAGTCCCTACACATATTTTAGACAATTTACAAAATGAACTATATGTTAGTTTTGTAAATATGATAGGACAACATTTTGATAATGTATGGACGTATGTAAAAGCAATAACAGATATTCATGATGCTGATAACAATAGAGGAATCTCTAAAAATTTAGTTTACTATCAATTAAAAAGTTTAGGATTAGAAGCATTCGATCAATTTGAAAATTCAAATCTAGTAGAATATATATTAGGAGAAGGGACAGGAAGTGGTTATTATGATACAGATAATCTAAATGAAACTATGATTACTGCTTCAAATCATGGTTCTATTCCTAAACAAGATATTTCAAAAGAAATTTGGAAACGTTTATATCATAATGCTCCTTATCTTTTAAAAACAAAAGGAACAGAAAGAGGATTAAGAGCATTAATGAGTTGTTATGGTGTACCCTCAACTATATTAAATGTAAAAGAATATGGTGGTTCTACACCAATAAGTGGTCCTTTAAAAGATTTAGACACAGCAGATACTTATAAAACTTTTACTTATGAAAAAGCAAGTTTAGCTTTAAAAGGAAATTCAGGAACAAATGGTTTTTTTATAAAAACAAATTGGTCTTCTTCTTTAAATTCTAACCAAGATACTAAAAAAACAATAGAATTTAGAATAAAACCCGCAAAAACAGATGCTAATTATCTTTTATTAGCGTTATCAGGTTCAACTAATTCTGTAGGTACTCAATTTCCTGATAGAGATAATATTTTAATATTAGAACCTTATTTAGGTAGTGATATTTCTTCCTCAGGAGACCATGATCAATATGGAAGATTATCATTATACCAAGGTAGTACTATAAGAACGTCTACAAATTATTTTCCTGTGTTTAATGGTGATTTTTGGAATATACATTTATCAATAAAAGACATAACACAATCACCAACCACAGCTAGTTTTGGTGCATATCAAGCTAATTGGCTAAAAAATGTATCATATTATGTTACAGAATCTCACAATATTACAACTCCTAAAAGAACATGGGGACATAATCAACAAGGAGCAAAACATGTTTATTTTGGAGGCGTACCTTTAAATTCATTTGCACAATATAATAACCATGATGGTTTAATATATTCTGGTTCTCTACAAGAAGTTAGATATTACTTTGGTGAAGAGTTATCTCATTCAACCCATAAAAAACATGCCCTAGAACCTTTTATGTATGCAGGTAATTCATTATCATCTTCTTATGATAATTTAGTTTTACGACTACCTTTAGGATCAAATGATCAAGCAGACAGTTCAAGTTTTCATCCTAATATAGATTTAAATCCTTTCTTAGCCGCACCAGGTGTAGGAATAGGCTTTGGTATAATAGGAACATCAGGTTCATTTATAGTAGGTAATTTTAGTGCTTCAGCAACAGTAGGTAGTAATATGGATTCACAAGTATGGGAAGAAGTAGTAGAACCCCATTATTTACCTACTCCTGACACTGTTGGTATTTCAATGACAAGTGAAAAAGTTAGAATTGATGAAGGAAACATAAATGGCAATGTATTATCTCCTTTTGTAAGATTAGAAACTTCAACATTAGATAGACAACCACAAGATTTTGAAGATTTAGGGGTGTATTTTTCTCCAACCACAGAAATAAATGAAGATATAATTTATACTTTAGGTTCTTTTAGATTAGACGATTATATAGGTTCTCCTTTACCTTCAAACCAAACATCTTCTACTTATTCAAATTTAAAAATAGCAAAAGATTTATACTTTAAAAAAGTAAAAAGAAATAGATACAAATATGGTGATTATATAAAACAAATACAATATATAGACCATACATTATTTAAAATGATAGAACAATTTGTTCCTTTTAAATCAAACCTAAAAACAGGTCTTTTAATAGAACCTCATTATTTAGAAAGAACTAAATTTGCAAGAGAATTACCTATTATAGATGATGGTCAAACAATGGTTACAGGTTCTTATCAAACTTTTGAAGTTGAAATAAAATCTAAAGACATATATAATGTAAATTCTGGATCTAAAGCTTTTGGTGTAGCTAATAATGTTAGAGAACAATGGGATCCAGGTACATATGTAACATATACTAGTAATTTATCTCCTCTTTCTTCAAGTAAGGGAAAAAGAATAGAACAAGGAACAAACACCACTATAGAAATATTTGATGATTATTTAGATTCTTCAGGAAAAGATCCTAATAGAGAAAACAATCAAGCATCACAAGCTCCAATAAAACCTTTTGTTACTTCAAAACCACTCAATTATATAGCACATCAATCATCTGTTTTATTAGGAAATGTAATGGGAGGAAAAAAGTCTAATAAGTATTATAAATACACAGAATATCGTTTGCAAACTTCAAGCCTGTATTAAAGTTATAAATTATGCCATTTTACCCACATACAACAACATTAGTAACCCACAGTTTTGCTGAAAGACTACTAACAGCAGAATTTGATGATGCTTTAGTAGATCAAGCTGCTTGGAAAAATTCAAGATATGATGGTGCTAGATTAATTCAAAAAATAATAAATACCCATACAGATCCTGTTCCTGTAGGAATAGGAACAGCAAGAATAGGTACATCTTTTAAGGTAGGAAAATATTTTACGTGGGAAGGAGACCAATCATACCAAGATTTACCTGTAATAACTAACCAATCAACAGCACTTTACATAGCTAATTCATGTGTTGGTGGATTAGAAAATCCTCAATATGCTAGTATTAAAAATCACTCATATGTAGGAATTAATAAAATATTAATAATAGATCCAGATGAACAAACAGTTCAAACTTTAGACAAAACAGTTGAACCCTACGATGAATTTCATAGGTTTATAACTAATGATTTCCCCACAGGTAATAAAGCTTATCTTAAAATTATAGATCAAAGCACCCCAACAGCATTAAAAGGTCATCATAGAATAAAAATGAATAAAGGATTTTTACTAAAAACCTTTAGTTTTAATTATGCAAATGAACCTTCAGGTTCTGCTAATGAAAGAGTCCTTCAAGAAAATAATTCTATGTATTTGTATAGAAAAGGAAATTTTCAAGACAATTATGTAGATGGTACTTTATTAGGTTCATCATCAGAATTACCAGGAATAGAACAAGGAAATCAGTTAAGGTTTAGATACTCTGTAATGGAAATGTTTCCAAGTAGTACTGCAGGACAGGGGCAAAAATTTAGTATTAGACATGTAGGCCCTTCATTTGCTTCATCATCAATTCATCAAAACCAATACACACAACAATATTACACAGGAAGTTATGGCATACTAAAACATGCAGACATATCAGGATCTAATGTAACATCTACAGCAATGTTAAATGCTACAGCAATGGCATCAGCAAGTAGATTTATAGCACTTGACACTTTAAAACATTTAAGAGACAACGTAGAAGACACAACTTTAACAAATCAAGAAAAAACAGAAGTCCATCTTACATTTTTTCAAGGAACAAAAGATTTTGCTCCTGGATTTCATGATGAAAGAAGTATTAGTACTTTTGAAGTAGACCAAAACCAAGCAGTATTAGGAGTTGAACAAGGAGGTGAATGTAATGCAAGTCTTCCTACTAACCATGAATTAATATTTAAAGGGCCTAATGATAATAGATTTATGCCTACTACATCAACCTTTTTAGACAACATACAAAGTGCTCATTTAGTAGCAAGTTCTTCAGGTTGTGTGCCCCCAGAAACAAATGTTAGAGCAGGAGGTTTTGGTGCAGGTGAAGAATTTATACAATCCGGATTAACTTTAGATAAAATAGAAGATGCGGATACTTATGTTCAAGGTGGAATATTAGGTCCTATAGGATATGAGGGGGCACAAACATCAAGCGCAGGAAGTTATGGGAATTCACAATTAGATAATATGGATTCACAAAATTTCTATTCAGGATCATTTAATTATGAAATTTCATTTTTAAAAAAAGATCATACATTAATTTTAGATTTAGACAAAGAAACAGAATTAGAATTTGGAATAGGAAACCAAGGATTAGTAATAATTCCTCAAAATTCATTAGCAGCAGTTTGGACTAATATAGATTATTATTTACAATTAGCAGGAATAACAAATATTACAAACCCACCACTTTCAAATCCTTCACCTCCACCAGGAACTAATCCTTTACCACCAAACACAACTTTTACAAACTAAAATGCAATTTTTTAAAATAATTTATATTTATAACAAAACACAATAACAATGGGATATTTAGACAACAGTAGCATCACAGTAGATGCAATTTTAACAAAAAGAGGCCGTGAATTACTTTCTAGAAATGATGGAAGTTTTAAAATAACAACATTTGCCTTAGGAGATGATGAAATAGATTATTCATTATTTAATGAAAGCCACCCAAATGGTACTCAATATTCAGCAGAGGCAATTGAAAATATGCCTTTAATTGAAGCTATACCTAATGGTGCTAATTCAATGAACTCAAAATTAATTACATTAACAAGAGGAGCAAATGCAATTCCTTATATTACTACATCTTTTCCTGTTTCAGGAACTGAAATACAACAAGGATCTCCTCTTTCATTAACCCCTACAACATTTAATTTAAATGGAGGAAATTCATCAGCATCAGAAGAATATATATTTACTATATTAGATGGTAGATTAGTTGAACCAGGAAGTTTTGTAGGACAAGGAGGAACATCAGCAGCATCAGTTGCCGATTTAGCAGAATTCATGACAATAGCTGAATCAATATCAGTTAGAGGAGCAAGTCTTAATATGCAAGCTACAACTTCTAATGCATTATTTAGTGCAACAGTTACTTCTAGATCTACTCAAATTGTAATTGAAGGAGTAACATCTGGAGCCTTTTTAACATTTCCCCTTATAATTAAATCATAAAAATAAAATAAAATGTCATATACAAGATTTGGAGACAACGATATAGTTACTAGACAAGCAGCAGAATTAGTAACATCAACATGGACTAATAATTTAAATAATTTAACAACAGCACTTACTTCATCAGAACAAGCTACTTTTACTACATCAACAAGTTCTGGACAGTTTTTTATAGAAGTATATCAAACAGCTAGTGATTCTTCTGATGCAGAAGTACAATATTCAGTAGCTTATGGTCATAGAAATGGTTCTGGTTCTCCTGATTTTACAAATGACACAGGTTCATTTGGTTTAGGTGCTTCTAGAGTTATATATAACCAATATAGACAATTAGTATTTGGAGATGATAAAAATTCTAGTGGAGTAACTCAGTTTTTTACATTTGGATCACACACACCTGATGATATTTATGTAATTAATATTAATAGATCAAGATACAAACAAAGATTAACACTAGGATCTTTAAACTTACATTTATCTGGTTCACAAGTAGGACAATTTCCAGCTCAAAAAGTAATACACCTAACAGACGATAGTGTCACAACTAGTGCAGGACAAGGAAACACTAATTTAGGTACATATTATAACATAGTATCAGGATCAAATGGCACAGTATTATCAGGAACAACAGCAGCCACTCAAGTAGGAGGAACAGGTTCATATGGTCATTTTTATCCAGAAGCAGGATTAATAATTTTAAACGCAGATGCTTTTAGTGGATCTTTAGATCCAGCAATAAATGATGGAGGACCTGTAGCTAATGTAGATAAAAACCATCAAGAATTATATGATTGTATATCAGCATCTGGTCATTTTATAGTTGATACAACTGAAGAAATAAATTCTCAATTTTACTTTGTAAGAGCAAGAAATGATCAATTTAATTATACTAATAATGGATCTTTTGTAGATGGTTCTAATAATATTAGATTTGAAACAATGAAATTAAATCCAAAAGTTTTTATAACAACAATAGGATTATACAATGATGCTCTTGAATTATTAGCTGTTGCAAAATTAAGTCAACCAGTTGCTAAAGATTTTACAAAAGAAGCACTTATTAGAGTTAAATTAGATTATTAAAATGCCTTCTAAATGGGTCTATCATATATTTACAAAAAATTCACAGCTCAGGACAAAGCAATAGTCCCTTTTAACGCCCACAAACAATATAACTTTAGTTCAGGTTCGGCAGCGTCTAATCAAATAACTGTTACTAATACTAGTTATACGTCAGAATCTATATCTTTATATAGTTCTGCAAGTTCTATTTATGGTGGAGATTTAAGAAATGTAATAAAATATAATCAACTAGATCATTTATTTTATAGAGATTATACAAAAAAAGCAGCATTAAAAAAAGATTTTATAAGTTTTTTAGAAAATAGAAGAGAATTATATGAAAAAAATCAAATAATATCTATTCCTTCAGGATTATATGGTTATGAAATTAAAAAATCATCTTTTTATTTAAGTGCAAGTGGTTATGAAATAGTAGATGATTCTAAAGGAAATTTAATTATTAGTGGTACTAATATAGATAATTATCCTAATGATGTACAACAAAATGTTTTTAGATTAGATCCAATTAAAGGGTTTAAAAAATATGATTTAAATGTTTATGATGATTATGTTGTAGTAGAAGGAGGAGCATATCAAGACACACATGAAATAGTTACCAAAAAATTCTATAGACAAGGATCTAAAATTCCAGGAGCTATAGGTACTTATACTACTCCTGGTCAAATAGGAATGGAAGAAACAACTCAATATCCTCGATCTTACTATACTCAAGATGAAGATGACAGTTACTTTTTTAATAAATTAAATTATAATAATGTAAGATTTGAAACTTCTTCTTTAGGAAATGTACAACATCAATTTCCTTCTATTGTTTTTAATAGTTCTACTGGTTCTTATATAATGGTTCCTAATAAAAGAAGATTTAATTTTAATACAACTGAAGATTTTGCTGTATCTTTTTATATACACCCACAAGCAACAGGGTCAGATGGTGATATGTCTAATTTAGAAAAAAGATATATTATAGCTAAAAGTGGTGAAAAGCATATAACACCTATTTTAAACGCAGGAATATCCACAACTCAAAGTCTTGCAGGTCCTCAATATCCATTTGAAATTTACATGAGAAGCCAATCTTTATATTTTTCAAGATCAGATGGAAAAACAACAGATAGTATATTTGGAGAAATAACATCTAGCCACACAGCTCAAAGAAAATCACATATACTATGTCAATTATCTTCTTCGGTAATGGAATTATGGTTTAATGGAACTAAAATAGCAAATAAAACTATAACCACTAAGGGACCAACAAAAAATGACGCAAATTTATATATAGGTTCAAAAGGAACAATATCTACATCAGCAGACGATAGTGGACTTAATATGAGACCTTATTTTTTTAATGGAAAACTTAATAATATTAATATTTGGTCAAAGTCTTACAATTCAGATCAAATAACAAACATATCCGAAAGTGTAAATGCTTCTCCTTATGTTGGAAATATATTCTATCAAAGTGGTTTAGCTACAATTACTCATCCTAATCATTATCGTATTTTAGACACTAATGGAATAGGAAATATGACTATAGCAGGTTATGGAATAGGAAATATGACTATAGGAACTCAAGGAATACCTGGATTTACAGTAAATCATACTAATCTACCAGGTGGGTTTATAGTAGGTAAAAATAATAATATAAATACAATACAATTCCAAGGATCTCATTTAATTTATGAGCATGAATATCAATGTGATATCCAAGAATATGAATTTAATAGTACAACAAACATATCGGCAAGAAATACAACAGGTACTAATCCCCATGAACTAGCAGGTTTTACAACTAGTTCACATTTTCAACCTTATATTACAACAATTGGTTTATATAATGAAAACCATGAATTATTAGTAGTTGGAAAACTTGGCCAACCTATTAGAAAATCAGAAAAAACAGATATGACGTTTGTACTTCGCTGGGACACTTAATTTTATTATATGTATCAATGTCAAACAAATTTAAAATAATAATATACAATGGCTATAAATTTTAACGCAGTAGAAGGTCTATCATGGCCACAGTGGTTAAAAATACCACACAACAAACAGCTTTTTGAAAATAATCCAAATAAAGCGAGAGCAAGATATATGGAGGAAGAGGCTGAATTAATAGAAACTATGATGCTCCAGGAAAGAATGAGAGCAGATGCTGAACAAAGACAAAGAGAACTTTCTCAAGTGTTAAGAGAAGTAGTTACAAATGAAAGCCTTAATGCAACACCAGCAGGAGCAGCAGGAGCAGGTGGTGGGTTTAGCCAAAACATAGGTATTGGAAATTTTGCAATAGGAACTTTCCTTAATGTAGAAAAAGAACAATTCGATATAGCACAAGATGGCGGTTTCTTAAGATTTAGAGTTGGAAACCAAGGTAAAACAAGATAAATAATAAACAATAATAAATAATAACAACAATTAAAATTAATTAAAAAATGGCAACACAAACAGGAACAACTTTAAAAACGTACTTCAACACAGGAGACCAACCAACTGAAGCTCAGTTTGGAGATTTAATCGACAGTAAATTAAACTTAACAGACGGTGGAACAGTAGCAGGAGCTACTACATTCAGTGGTGCTGTTAAAGTAGTAGGAACAGGAGCAAGTTTAGCACACAAAAGACCAGTATATAATAGTGTAGCTCAAACAGCAGCAAAAACACTTACAACAGATGACAGTGGTACATTAATTGTATTAGGAAGTACTGCAGCTCAAATTCAAGTATTTAATTTACCAACTATCCCAGATGCAACTTATATCGGAACATTTTTCGATTTCGTAGTTACTGTAACAGGAAATAGTGGAGCAGCTGGATCTTACACAATTAACACAGGGGGTCATGCTTCAGATTTAACAGCAGCACCAACAGCAGGATATGATGATTTCCATTTAGCTTCAAAATTATTAATTTTAGAACCAACAATTGTAGCTACTGGTGATAAATTATTAGTATCTCCAACAAATGGTGATGGAGCTCTAATATTAGCAGCTAATACAACTAATGCTATAATTGCAACAGGTACTACATTTAGACTAACTGCAGTTGCAGCTTCTACTACTACAGCATCTACAGATGTATGGTTATTAGAAGGTAATTTAATGACAACAGAAGCAACTGGGTTCGTTACTACAAACTTATTTACAGCACCATAATAAATAACACTTATTAAATAATATTAAAAGGCCTTGGTTTTCCAGGGCCTTTTTTGTACATTGTACATATGCAATGGTACTATCAAAACGAACTTATACAAGAAATTAGCGATCTCCCAGAGAACGCATTTGGTTTCATCTATCAAACAACCCACACCCCAACGGGCAAAAGGTACATTGGTAAAAAATCTTTAATTTACAATTTAAAGAAAAAATTAGGTAAAAAAGAAAAAGCCCTATATGAAGGTAAAG